GCCATGACGTCATACCTCAATAATTATATTAACCAGGTGCAGGGCCGGGCCACCCAGGCGGGGTCACTCGCACTCGCCCTGAGTGGTGGAGGAATGCAGCGTCCATGATATACTCCAGAAGCTCATGATTGACTCCTCGTGGAGGGGCCAGGAAGTTATCCCTCGCCTGACCCCTCCTCCTCCACATGATGTTTCCATACCAGAAACGCCCACGCCGCAATCTTAATTAGGTCCTCTGGATTCCGCCGCCGTTGGTAGCGCAGGACCTTGTAGATAATCTCCCCGAGTCCATGGGCATGGGTGCCCATGGATACTTCTTCCTGCACGAAGTGGTAGACGGTGTTGTGTCCGTCTACCCCCGTGCTGTTATACCCCTTCGATGCTGCGGTCCCCCCACAGAACTCGTGCATTTGGCTGATAAATTCATCAAAGGTCATACCAACTCCATTTCCCAAAGTGATTTGTGACAAAGGGGGGACTACAGGTTGACCCTAACTACGCGGGACTTCTTTCCACTCCGCGAGCAGTTCTTCCATCAGGCTCAATTCCTCGATTAGGCGTGCGTGATTCGCATTGGCCCCCGCCACCTGTGCGCGTGCCCGGGTAATCCGAGCTTCCAGGTCTTCCAACAACCCCACCACGGTGCGTCGTTGTCGTGCATCTGTATCCACCATTGTTTCCTCCTCTACTAGTCCGGTGCCGTGACACGCAGGACATTGTGCAGGCGGCACCACCCCAGACCCATTACATACGTCGCATTCAATCTGCATTACATTGCACTCCAGCTTGTGCCCACTTTGGCTTCCACGCCCACGGCCAAGTGTGTCCCCATCTTCCACTCTGCGGGAAGGGGGAGCCACGGCACGGGGCGAGCCATAATAGCACTGACCCGGTCGACAATAGCGTCGGCCTGTCCTGCCGCACACTCACCGACCAACGAGTCATGGATGAACAACCGCAGTGATTCCTTGGCAACGGCATCTTCCTGCGCGATGGCCCGGATGGCTCGCCGCCCAATCGCCGCCGCGCTATGTTGGGGGTTGAACGCAATCAGGGACTTGGCAGCCGTGCCATGCGTCCACGTCCAGCTCCCATCTGCAATACGCTGCCAGCGTAAGACCTGAAAATACCGATGCACCATGCCGGATGGATTCCGCACCCACCCGGCTCCGGCCTGAATCCCCAACCCAGGGTCTGCCTCGGCATCTGTGCCATCCACACGCAAACACAACCCCCGCTGCCACGTCCCGATTTCGGGGAAGAGTTCGTCGTAGAATCGGAAGAAGGCTTTGATGTCCTTGATGGGCACCACGCGCCCGAGTTCTTTCAGCAACACTTCCTGCGCCTTGAACGGTCCCATGAGGTAGTGATGGCCATGCACCAGCCGCTTCCGCACAAAACGCTCTTTGGGGAAGCGTTTTTTGAACGACGTGAGGCAGGCTTGCAGGGTCGCGTCATCCCAGTCGAGCTGGGGGAGATCACTGGCCGGAATTTTCTTGTCCAAGGTATGCAGTGCGTAGGCATTCACATAGTCATGCACCCCCATCCGGGCCAGTCGAATCAACTGGGGACTGCGTGCAAAATACCCCACGAGTAACGCTTCAATCCCGGCATAGTCAATCTCCCACAACACCGATCCGGCTGGCGCGATAAACATCTCCTTGACCAGTCCCTGTAACCCTCCCCCGTGGGGGATTTGCTGGAGGTTGGGGTTGATCATGGAGGTGCGGAGGGTGTCGGGGTTGTTGGTGATGGTCGGGTGGCACCGTCCATCGGCATGGACCGGTAAGCCGCCCACGACCTCCCCGTCGACCATCTTGCCGATATACGTCCCCGCCAGTTTCTGCACCTCACGGATATCAAGGATGAGGGGATAGAACGGGTCCGTCGGATACTTGAGCATCGTGCTGCGGATGGCGGTTTCGTCGGTCGTGCGTTTGCCTTGCCGCTTGACGGGTTTATGGGCGTGGAAATCTTGATAGGCTTGAATCCCCTGCCAGCTCACGACAAATGGGAGCGAGACGTGCCATTCCTGTGTGGGGACTTGGATATCCTCCAACGGCACCTGACACGGATGCTTGGCATTGAGCTTGCCCTGCTTCTCGCACTGGGGACAGCGTTTGATGGTGGTCAGCACATCCACAGCCTGCCCATCCGGGGACTTTACTCTGGCTTTGGCAGCCTGTATATATATCTTGACGGGTTTAATCAGCGACGGCACCAAGCCTTGCACTTGGGCGGTTAAGTCGGTGAGTTTGGTGTGCAGCGTCTGGGCATGGGTGCGGCGCACATCGGCATCCACCCGCATTCCGGCCTTGTGCATGTGTTGATAGACCGGCTCCACATCCACAATCTGTTCCTGATACACCTGCCACATCCCGACACTCTTGAGCAGCGCCCAGACCTCTTCAGTAATACGCAACGCCACATCACTATCGGCTGCGTTATAAAACGCTGGGGACTGGCGGTTGAGGTGTTTCCACCGGGGCTGGTCGGGCAGGAGCATACTCGCCACAAATCCCAGACTCTTGGGCAGGTCCGAGTGCAGCACATGCCACGCAATCATCCCGTCATATACCTGTCCCTTGACCTCAAACCCCTTGGCTTCCAGTCGTGGCACATCAAAACTCATGTTCCAGGCAATCTTGGGATTGGCTGACCCCAAGGCGTGCCGGATGACATGGTGATAGGGCTTGGTGGCCGGGATACTCAGGGCCGCATGAGCATTCAACGCAAAACTAATCCGTGTAATGGGAGCACTACTCCGCAAGTCCAACTCATCCTCGTCGCGGCGTTTGTCTGCGGTTTCGATATCAAAACTCACCGGACGGCCTGTGGGCAGGAAGCGGTCCAGCCATGCCAGCGCCACCTCGGGTGTGGGATCGAGGACGTATTGGGTCTGGGCCGGATGCCATCCCGACTGCGCCAGTGCCACACCACGTTGCAGGTCGTGAATCAACACGGATTCGTAGTTGGCGTTGCCACGCAGGATGTAACTGGGATGGACGGAGGGGAGGAGCGTGGTCTGCCGCCAAGGCTGGGGGAACCCTCGCATGGCGAGCACGTCTCCATCCCCCCACGTAAATTGATGCAGCGCGGTATTACCCAACGGCATAATAACCCGAGGGCGTAATCGCTGAATAGTAGGGAGCAGGTGCTGGTCCCAGCATTGCTGCAAGGCGTCTGGCGTATACGCACCCTTAATAGCATTCTCGGGAGGACGGCACCAGATAGCGTTGGCCACCCAGAAGTCATCCCGCCGGAGGCCAGCGCGGGTCAGGCAATCAGACAACACCTTTCCGGCTGGCCCCACAAACGGACGTCCCATGTCGGCTTCACGTTCACCCAGTGCTTCGCCCACCAGCAACACCCCCGTGCTGCCAGTGCCGTCGGGCACCATGAAGCCAGTGGCGAGGGTGTCTAACGGACACCCCCGACAGGTTGTAGGACGCTGTAACATTATTTTCGCGGTGTCACGTAATACCGGATACGGGCACGCGCTGGCACCTTCCGGCCACTGGTGGGTTCGATGCCATAGGGCAACTTCACACCGGGATTCTCGGGATCATCCGGGAAGTCCTGATAGGTGTTGACGAGCTGCTCCTTGGTTTCACTGTCGTAGCAATCCCAATCCAGCATGGCTTCAAAATGCGCCCCAGCCGTCTGTTCAATGGCCGTCACCCAGTCTTGGACGCTCTTGGACCGCACTGGTTCCACACCACAGGCACGCAGATAGTCCGTCAAACGTGAACTCCCCGCCAGTCTCCCCATTGTGCGCGGCTTGGAGCTACAACGTTCAAACCGAATCCGCCCATCCGTGCCCTCGGGGGCGTCGATAATCTCCAGCGGGTCCACGACCACACGCAGCATCCCCTCGTGGTCTTCATAGGTGAACTTGTCTGGAGCCTTGAACAGATACCGCTGCGACGGCGGCGGGGGGAGCGCGGGACGGTCATACGCATCCCATTGCTCTGGGTCTGGGGCTTGGAGGGTGGTTGGATCAATGCTCATAACTACTCCTTCTCCTTCTGTGCGAGTTGCCGAACGAGTTCTGCGTCTGCTGCATCCTCCCGTTTCTGAATCACCGTCAACGCCTTGACGAGATTCGCCGGTTCGATTGAGGGGGGTACCACCACCGACGCCCCAGCCTTGGGGAGGCGGGGATTGGACAGGACCACGGTGCGCGGTCCCAGTTGCTGGTCAGTGTGCGGTGCCAAGTGGAGGTGATACTTGCCATTACTCATGGCACAGCGAAAGGTGTAGTCCACCCAGCGTGGGAGCTGGGATGTCAACGCTTCGCCAATCACCAGTGGTCCGAGGATGGGCGTGTTCTGGGCACTCTCCCCCCGACGCACACCTGCCGTGTAGATGTGGGGCAGCCGCGGTTTCTCAGCCAGCACCCCTTCACGAATCTGCAACTGCACCACGCCGTAATGGGCGCGGTTCGACGTGCCGAGCTTGAGAATATCGGTGCCTTCCTTGATGGTGACATTCCAGGCCCCACCCCCACCTACATCCTGTCCCTGTGCCGACATCTGGGCCAGTTCAGACATCAGGATTTCAGCGTAGGCTGTCAGTCCCTCGTGGACAATCAGTCCAATCTTGTCTGACGCCACACTGGTATACGTGGCCTTGGTATCATCCGTGCGAATCTGCCCCTGCAACGCATGGTTAACCCACAACCACGCATTGCCCTTGGGCGTGTAGACATCCACCACGCCATGCTTCTGGAGCGCCCGATAGGGCTTGGCCGAGCCTTTATCCGCGAGAAAGACGGCAGTTTTCTTGCCGGTGGTGACCTTGAGGTGGGTAGCCAGTTCAGCAATCAGGGTTGACTTGCCGTGGCCGGTGTCTCCATATAGGAGGACGCTCAAATCCGAAGGTAATACTAATGGTTGTATGCTCACAAATCCTCTCCAGGAATCAGCCGAGTATAGACGCCCCGACCATATAAAGCAAGCTCCCAATAAAATAGGCCGCAGAAAACAGGTAGACCGCGAACGCGAACCACCCCGCCGGTTCATGATTATCCACGCTGCACCTCCTGAATCTGCCGTTCGGCTTCGTGGTGGGGAATCCGCTGCACATACAGGCCCGAGGCCAGTGGGTCATTCCCGGTGCCCCGTTCCCAGCAACACTCCAGATAGGGACAGGTGCCATACTGCGGCTCACACGCCGAGAAGTTCTGCGGAAAGGGCGTCAGGTCCGTCGCTGACGCAATCTCCCGTTCGCGCAGGGACCGCTGGGCCAGAAAATCTGTCATCATCTTGCGGTTGAGGAAGATGGGTTGGGTCAGGGGAAAGCAGTCCTGCACCACTTGCGGATCGGTGTGGAGCAGATGGGTAATCCAGGCAGCAATCCCTGTCTCCCCCGATGTGGTGTTGGTATATTCCACGGTGCAAAAACGCTCAAAGCCATTTTTCCGTTTCGGGTGATATTGCGTGGGATACAGACCCGGTGACCCCAGCTTCCGATAGGCATACACCAAGGGGTGATACAACTGCCCCGCTCGGGTGGACCCCTTCTTCAGTCCCTGCACCCACGCCCCGGCCACCGCCTCCCCCACGGCCTTTTCAATCGCCAGCACCGTGAGCTGTTGCTGTAAGGCGTGCATCCACTTCCGGTTCTGCCACCCTCCTCCGAACGTCTTGAAGTCGGGATACCACAGGTCGCGTGTCTTCCGGTTCCGCAGCAACACATCGGGGCGCACCATATATAACACCCCGCCATGCACCATCTCCAGTTCCTGCTCAATCCCCACCCGCTCATACTCCGACACCCATTTGGGCCAGACCGACAGCGCAAACCCCACCAGCAACGCCTCGGCCAGCAACTGCTCGTTCAGCGTCGACGCGTGCCACTCTTCCATCTGCTGCATATGGGCCAGTGCCGCTGCGCGGTCATCCGTGCGCGTCAACACCTCCAGCCCCTCATGCACCAGAATCCCAAACCGCAGGGCCGGAGCCTGTATGCTGGGCACCACCCCGGTGCCCTGATACTCCGTCAACCAATACCTCCGGCGCGGACAGGTCCAGTCGGCCTCAATCCGCGTCCGGTCCACCACAATTAAATTTCCCATCCTTGTCTCCCTCTTGTCTCATGGTAAGATATCCCTCATGCATTTCAGCCAGTTCCTCCCCACAAAGGAAGTGAGCGTCTTGGCCGGGGCCTCCGGGTCCGGCAAATCCACGCTCCTGTTGCAGTTACTCCACGCATGGTCGGCGGGGCAGTCGTTCCTCGATGTCCCCCCTCCCCCCGATGGGGTGTCCTATCTGGCTGGTGACCGCTCGATTAACTCGCTGTATCACCGGGCGGCTGATGTGGGAATCGACATGGCGACCATATCACACGCCTCGCTCATCGACAACCAAGACGTCGATATCAAGATGTTTCAATACGACGCGCTGAGTTTGCTGTTTCGCCTGTTGGATAAACTCGGAGGACCGCTGTTCATCATTGACCCGTTGATTATTTTCTTGGGGGTGGACCTCAATCGTTACCATCTGGTAGCGCCCCAACTCATCCGCCTCAATCGTCATTGCCAAGACCGTGGCTATACGATTCTTGGCACCCACCACACCACCAAAGCCCGCTCGGACTTTCAATTCCTCCGCCCCCAAGACCGTATTTCTGGCAGCTCGGCGTTGAGTGCGTTTACGTCAACCCAACTCGCCCTGACGTCCCCTGATGAAGTCGCCCAGACAGGTAACCTGGCCCCCTCTGCCCGATTAGATATCGTGAGTCATATCGCCGCACCAGAAACCCACTGGCTGAGTCGGGACCCCAAGGGGTTGTTCACGCCCATGGGACCAGACGCCGACCGCGCCCTGCAAGCGGGAGGGGTGGTGGGGTTAGCGATTTACCAGACCGTCCCGGATGGCGCGTCTGTCACCACCCCCACGCTCCTTACCGCCTTGGATGGGGTGGCGAGTCGTGCGACGGTGTATCGGCATCTGGAAAAATTGGTCGAGGCAGGCTTGCTGGCGAAGGAGAGCCGTGGCAGCTACACCCGGCCCTCCTCCACGATGCACTAATCGTCTCGCACACCAACGGGTTGAGACGTGAAAAATCTCAGGATGAGATTAACCACTCCCAACACCTGCGCGATAGTTTCGGGGTTCTGCTCGTTCAGCGCACTCGACACCCCAATCGTGGCCAGATTCAGCCAGAACGTCTTCGATTTCCACCATGCTTTCATCCTACCTCCTAGGTTCGCGGCAGTCCCGCTGCCTCCCACATATGTTCAAACACTTCCTGCACCATCATTCCACGCTCGTTTGGGTCATCCTGTCGATTCACCATCCCTATGACGATCGTCACCGACGCTATCATCAGTTGGAACTCTGTCATGCCTGACTGTGACGCCAGATCCCGCATACGCTCGGACAGCTCCACCGTCTCTTCACACTCGGCTTCACTCAGGGAGGTATATTCCAGCAACTCGCTCGTTTTGTTTAGGGTCATTGGCGTATATCCCACTCCACATGAATATGCTGCGTCCCTCGCCGGCTCGTTTCTAGCACCACATCATATCCTAACCCTAACGTCTCGCTGAGGTAGGCACGCAAGGGGTCATGGCTCTGCGTCTTGGGCATGAGCTGCAAGTCCACGGCCAAGTTCTCGTAGTGCAGCGAGTTCTCGGAGTGTCGATGGTCGTTGCCGCTCGTCACGGCAATGTCGACCTTGTGCTTGGCCGACCAGACAGCTGCGCGTTGAAAGACGGTGACCAGGGGTTCTTCCAGATAGCCGAACTTGACTGGCCCCCGCACTCCAGTGAACACTAACATGGCTCACTCCACGTATAGCCGCCGACAGGAAACTTCCGCGCTCGGAGCCAGCCCTTGAACGACGTCCCTGGATCTTTGGTGCCAGCGAGACACCGCTCGCAGCCCTGACACTCCCCGTTTTTGGTATGCTCCCGGTCCCAGCCATAGGTCCATGCGCGGGCACGCATGGCCACGAAGGGATTAGCGATGCGGGCCGTGCCCGCCTGCATAGCCTGCGAGCCGCGTTGGATGCAATCTCCCAGTCCGCCGGGGAGTTCCAGACTGCGTGGCTGGATTTTTGCGTCTCGGGTCTTACTGGATACATATTTGCGTCGTTTTGTCATATCGTGCTCGGCCTGTTCCTGATGTGTCCGTTCCCAGTGGCGTTTGTAGGTGCGTAGCGTGCCCATATTATTCTAGCTCCGAGTTCGCCTCGATACCGGCGAGGTAGTCCGGGACACTTCGATATCCTGCCTCCCGAGACCTCTGAATAACTCGCTCTTGGTCGTGCTGCGATGGCGAGGTGAATGCTGCGTCCACGCCCGACTCCGTGAGCAGGACTTCCTGGGGACTCTCGTCCTCGACGGCAAGGATCTCGTCGAGGTGTGTGGTCAGTGACTGAATGCGGTCAGCCAGCGCATCTTTCCCCTCGGCAATCCCGTTGATGCCCAGCTTGACCAGCGCGTGCCGCACCACGTCACTGACGCCAAGATGAAACCCGTCCTGCTCAAACCGCTGTTGGATGTAGTAGCTAATCTGCTCGTATTGCGTCGTTGGCACTTTGACGCTCAGCAGTTTGGTATCCCCGTAGCCAGATAGCAACGGGTCTTTGGGTGGTCGACCTCGGCCTTGCTTCTCGTCGCTCATATTGTCCTCGTTTCTATGGTCAGTGTGTCTGGTTAATATATGTGTTTATGAGACTATCTCCTAATAGTAAATATATATGCCTGTGTACGTGAGACTTACGTAAATCTCACCCCCCTCGAAAACCCCTGTTTTTCCTGTCTCATTGAGACGCTCGGTCGCGCTCGGCTCGGATGTCTCACGGGGTTGAGACTTACCTAACGCTCGTGTCCAGTACGACTTAGGTCTGGTTTTGGAGCGTAATCTCACGGATCGGACCATGTTCAGGAGTCAAGGTGTAGAGAGGCTGGCCCGGAGGCCAGCCGTCGAGGTTACCGCCATGGCAAGTGATCGAGCACATCGAGCACGCCGATATCGACTCGATCCTTGATGCGTCCCGGCTTCCACTTCGCCGCTTCCCATGCTGCGATCTGCTTGGCCTGTCCAACGGACCAGCCACGCGCTACCCAAAAGAGATACTGTGGAATGGTGGGGATAATGGCGCGGCAGCAATCACATAGGCCGGAGAGTCTTGAGGTCCCTGCCGTGACCCCGTAGGCGTCAAGGCCCTGTCGAGCGGAGTGACCGTAATCATTCTCGCGGAAGGTAGGTCGGCGCAGTCCAGCATGCCAGCCTATGTGGCACGGATCGATCTCTGGTCTGTTTGGCCATGCTTTGGCGAACGCGACACTACGACCGCCTTCAGTGCGTACGCGTGCCACCAGCTGGCCGCCGTCTGGTGCTACTTCCCATGCCAGACTGCCGTCGGCGTGCCATAGTTTCAGGTCCGCTTTTTCTTTTCCGGTGTAGAACCACGCAATGGCGAATCGGCAGCGACAACAGGGATAGGTTGAGGTGTATTGTGGCGTTGTTGCATAGTTCCCGTAGCAGTCCCGTGGAACATGCGCGGAGTCGGGTGACGTGTATCCGGCCCATGTATCCGCGTTTGCGTCATACCGAGGATTGACAATGCGTCCCGCGAATTCTTCAGCGGTAAATCCGGTGCCATGCCGCTGGCAGAGATGTTTGCACCGGGTTGCCCGTGTGGGTCCTCGACGTTGTTCTGGATGATCCCAGCTGGCCGCCGACGATTGACTGGGCCACTTGAGCCGATACCATGCTGGCGCCGTGCTTGATTCGATCCTAGGCATATGTCGGTTCCTCCCTGTGGAGTTTTTTGTAGAGCGTATGTGGATTGTGAATCGTAATACCGGGATATCCTACGTAGGCCCAAATATCAGAATGTCGCGGTTCGGGCAACATGCCATCCCAGTCCTGTGCGTCCGAGAAAAAGACTCTTACTGCATTCGGATCAACGTCGTTTTCCACTGCTTTCCAGCTGGCGTAGATACGTGTGCCACCACCGGCTCGACGCACGCCGTGTTCAATCGACTTGATATCCCATGCTGGCCACGGTCCATACACCTGTGTGTCATGCACGTAGACGGTGGACTCCCCCCAGCCACCGTCTAGCAATCCCGCTAACATCTCACTCAGCGCCTTCGTGTTAATACTGCCGCTGGCGTCGATCATGATGACCGCATTGACGCCCCGCGTGCGCGTGCGGCCCGGCAGCATATCTAGCTCTCGATGTTCGCGCCGATAGCTACTACCTCGCTCAGTTTTTGCTCCGCTGACTTCAAGCCGTGCGATCAGTTCATCTACCCACGCCGGACGCGCTTCCTGTGTCGCGGTTTCAGAACGCCCGACGCCCGTGCCATCCCGCCCCGCCGATTCACTCTGTTCGTACTCCATCACGCCATCAGGAACCCACCCTTCACCGTCCCGCT